GAGACCGCGGGCGCGGTGGTCATTGTTGCAACCGTCGACAGAGCATGTAGCATGGCTACTCAAGGTCGGGCACCTCTCCTATAGGTCTCGGCCCAGGCCCCGGGTGGTGGTAGGACACCGTTCGGGGCCGACTTCTTTGATTGTCCACCTAGTTTAGCAAACCCGCATCCTCAATTCGAATTGATATGCGGCGCGTCAAGTGCTGCTCAATACTTCCCGATTGCTTTGCTGTGTGGATCGCTGTCGAAGTCGTTCGCATCGGTCGCTGGAAGGGCTTTCAGGTATGGCTTCCAACGCCTGCGAGTCGTAAATGTGGCGTACCTCATAGCATCGACGGCGTGATCATTAGTCTTGATAACGGCATCCTCGCCACGCTCCGTGGCCTTCGGGTCCCAACGATAATCTGGCAATTCCTCAAGCAACCGATGGCAATGGTCACTGATCTTCAACTGCTCCGTGGAGAACAAATTGGAGACCGTTCGAATGCCTTCGAGTACATCGTTCTTGGCGGCGACTGTTTTGACGCCGTCCTCGAGTAGTTGGTCCCGGAAGTGCTTTGCAGCGGGGTCCACGATGATGTACTTCGGTTCCAAGTCGGTTTGCGGAATGTGGTCGGCGGCTAACCATTCCCGAAGCGCCTTGGATAGGCGAACGTCCGACCATGATGCTTCACTTGACGACGGTTTCCGGTACCACTCGTCGACGATGTAGAGGCAGTTATCCACCCCCAGGCCCAGCAGTACGGCCGCAGTTGGGTTCGTGGCACCAACGTCAATTCCGCAGGCTATGAGCTGCTGCATCTGCGGTAGGTCGCCACGTGGAATGATGTGCTTTTCGTGGTCGAACATGTCGTAGACGCCACCCTCGGCTGACACCCACCGGCCCTCAATATTTCGCATGTAAAACAATCCCGTGAACTCGGCTTTTGTTGCCGCGATGTACTCGGGTGACAGTGAGGGATTGTCGTCCATCATGAAGTTCCACACCCGAAGGTTCATGTCGGGTTCGTTCATGCGGTCGATGAACTTCTTTTTCAGATAGCTTGCCGGCGATCCTGGGTTGGTGGTCACATAGCACTTGGCGCCGGGGACGGAGAGTCGCGCGAGTAACTGTGTGAAGAACTCCTCAGGCAGTAGTGTCGCCTCGTCTACCATTGCGAGGCACGCCGTAAGGCCGCGTAGTTTTCCTTCTGCGCGCACATCAGCGGCGCCGATGAGGTGCACAGTCCGACCGAGCACTGTTGCCGTGGATGAGCCCCGGGTGTGCTGCACTGCCGATGCGAGCTTTCCGAAGATCGCGGGGTCTTGCATCGGTTCGATGATGTTGCGTTCGATGGTCTGCAAGGTGCGCCCGCAGATCAGGATGAGACCGGAGTCAGGTGCCTTCTTGACCGCGATGAAGAACGCGACGATGCTGGCGATGGTCTTCCCGGCGCGGACTGCACCTGACCATATGGTGAGTCGGTGGTCTTCGGCTTCTACGATTGATGCGATCTGTTTCGGCGAGAGTGGTAGCGCCGGAAGTGTCACTCGTCGTCTCCGTCGAGGTCGTCCACGTCGGATGTTGCGCGTTCTTTTTGTTTGACGTAGGCGGCTTTGAGTCCGTCGATGAGTGTGCCGATCATGGATTCGGCTTCTACGCCGGCGTCGCCCTTGGCTGCCTTCAAGGCTTCGATTTTGGCGAGGTCTTCGAGGCCGGTGAGTTTGGCTTGGCGTTCGAGGATTGCGAGTGCCCGATCGATCTTGAGCTGATTCCCGCTAACCACGTCATCCCAGATCGCTTCGAGCATGGCATCCAACTGCAACAACTGTCGTTGCCGGAATTCTTCGGCGGCTTCACGCGGAATGTCTTTGATCGCGGCGGAGCACCAGCGCGACACGGTGGATTGGTCGACACCATAGATGTCTGCAACGAATTGGAGGCTGCGGCCGGCGTTGCGCAACTCTAGTGCATGACGTTGTTTTTCTGCCATGTCGGTGCGTTTTTCGATGGATTGGGTGTGGCCTCGGCGTGGGGGCATAGTCGTGAACCTCCTGGGTCCGTGTATGCGAAACCGCACGTGCCTCCGGGGCTACGTGCGGTCGGTGTGATTCCTGGCCTGATTTATGGGATTGTGCAGATATGTCGAGCGGTCTTATTTGGGAGACCCTGGTTTGCGGCCGGGGAATACCATTTGGTAGATGTTCATCGTCAATCCGTCGACCATGTGTTTCGGCACGCCTTTGGACTTGAGGAGTTGATTCAATCGCGTCCAGGGGTGTGGGTCGTTTGCCCACAGGTGCCTACCCTCGGTTGACCACCAAAGTTTTAGGCGTGCTGCGTTTCCGTCGCCAGGTTTCAGATCAGCCATCTCTACCTCCTGCCAAGTTGCCTGACGCGGATCTCGTCTCGTGCACACTGGTCGAGGTACGCGCCGTCGAGGGTGATGTATTCACCGATCGTTAGGCCGCGGATCGAACCGCGCCTTATTGAGGCTGGTGATACAACATGCCAGTCGCGGAATGTCTCGCGCTCGCGCTGGAATTCACGTCCAGCTTGAACACTTGGTGCAACGATAATGTTGATCACTGGTTCTCCACGTCGGCGTGTTTGGGTTCTCGTTCGGTGTTGTAGCGGTCGAGGAGCATGTCGAATGCCACCCGGTAGTCGCCTTCGTTCTCGTCGCCGATAGCGCGGTCGTGGGTGCGCATGGCGTGCACGATGTGAAGGTCTTCGAGGGCGCTCATTCGTCGTCTTCCACGTCTTCGTATTCGAAGCCGAGTGCGCTGCTGGTGAGGTGCATGCGGGCGAGTTCGATCATGCCGAACGCTTCGACGAGGGCGAGGTTTTCGCCGGCTGCGTCGATGGTTTCGACGGTGATGTAGTCTTCGCCATCTCGGGTGGCGATGCGGCGTTGGATGGTGATGGTGCCGAGCACAAGGTCGGTGTCGTTGTCGGCCATGCGTGGTCTCCCTTGTGCCCGCGGGCGGTTACTTCTGCTCTGTGTTGTCGGCGTGGAGGCCGATGAAGTGGGCGAGCATTCCCCCGGTGATCATGCGGGCGAGGGTGTCGTCGTCCACGTGCTCGCTGGTGGTGTCAGTCATTGGGGTGGTCCTTGGTGTGGGCGTGGAGGTTGCGGGCGATGTGGAGGCGTGCACGGGCGACCCGGACGGCTTCGCAGGCGCGTTCCCGCATTGCCACGGTCGTGTCGGGGTCGGCGAGAGTGTCGGCGTACACGAACTGTGCATCGAGTAGCGCGGCCTCTAGCGCTGCCACGTCACTCGTCATCGCTGCATTCCTCACAGAACGCATCGTGCATGGCTTGGTCGACGACCTTGGTGGCGGTGGTGAGTGCGACGTGTTCCATGTCGAGCATGTCGCCGCCGCGGGGCGGGAGGTAGATGTCGATGTGCAGGAACAGAAACCGCAAACTGAACGTCACGCCGCCTCCCGCGGAACCTCGCCGAGACGCGCAAGGCTCACCGCATGAGCCTTGCGTTCGGACTCAAGAAGCCGCGCAAGCCGCTTGATGCCAGCCACGAGCCCATCGGGATTCACTTCGTTGCCATCGACATAGAAGTCGCGGTCCCACTTGTTTCTCTTCCACGAATCGTCACCGATCGCCTCGGTGAGTGCCGCGCCTGCCGCATCCATGTGCGCCCACGCGGTCTTTAGTTGGCCTGCGAGGTGATCGACGTACTTGTCGAGATCACCCTTTTCGGTGTGGTAGTCCTTGAGTCGGTCGATCATCTCGAACGGGTCCGTGACGTTGTACGGGAAGTTGCTCACTTCGCCACCTTCTTCGCGTAGGTCCAGTCGCCGGCTGCCGCGATGAACACACGCTCGCTGCCCTGGTATGCGGAGAGTTCGCCACCGTCGGTTTCCACGTGGTCTGCGGTGAAGGTGTCGGTGTATGCGAATCCTGCGCTGGGGAATGCAATCTCCCAGTTGTCGGATGCGGTGCCGTTGTCGCCTTCGATGGGCTTGTCGACTCCGAGCTTGTCGAGTACGTCCCGCACCTCGTCGAAGTCATCGTCCTGAGCGGCGTGCTTTCCGTCGGCCTTCTGGTATCCGATGGTGATGTCCTCGATAAGGTCTTTGAACGCTTCCTTCACATCGACACCGACAAGTTTCCCAGCGGCGTCGAGGAATTCGTTGATGATTGTTCCGTAGTCGTTGCTCACGGTTCTACTCCTGGTGTAGTTGTGAGGGGGTTACAGGGCGGGCAGTGCAGGCAGTTGGGGTAGCGCGGGAAGTGGGGGCAGTTCGATGACGGGCAGGGGCGGGAGTTGCGGGAGCGGCGGCGGCACATGATCGAGGATCGGCGCGGGCACGTACGGCTCCACGCGATCGGGCACGTAGACGCTCAACGGTCGTTCCACGTACGGCTCAGTCAAGTTCGGGAGCGGCGGCACATCAGGCAGCGTCGGCACGTCGTAGTCGACCAGGTCACGCAGTTCGGGCGCGAACGGGATCTGGCGTTGTTCCACGGGCGGGATGAACGGCGTCATGGGTCCTGCGGGGATGACGTGCGTACCACTGCGGGGCTCGGGTGAATCGGGGAGGTGGTAGCCGTGCTTGTACCAGTACC